CATATGTACCTGAATGTGCGCTTGATGATCTTGGTAAATGAACGCTTGTACGGGTTTTCCATTCAATATGTTCATATTTTCCGAGATTGGATCGGTTGGTTTTTGGTCTTCCACCATTGGAACCAGCTTCTGTGCGTTCTTGATTCCCAGAACGTCAAGCATCTGGCGGTGCAATAGCGGAAGGTTGTACAGTTGTGGAGCAGTCTGCGCCAGCTGGAGTGCGGCTTGATACTGAACCACTTTTTGGCTCATTGTTGCGGCATTTGGATCCGATACAGGAATAACGTCTACTTGGTCGTAGTCGGATTTTTTTGCCCGACGCGATCCCTCTTCGGGTTCGTAGCTGTATTCTTCTGGAGTAAATTCCGCAATAATCTTCTTGAGAAGACGGAACTCTTGCTTCATGGAGTAATGAATACGGCTTTGAACCGCCGACATTACTTTGAGGGTGCGCTCCAAAATTGCTAGGGTTGTTCCTACAGGAGACTGTGCCGACATATCGGAGACTTTGATATCTCCTGCGGAGGCAAACCGACGCCCTTCGTCCACAATCTTATCCAAGAGTCCAGCCAATACCATGCTGGGTTCTTTGTAAGGCAGAGGCATGATGTTGTCTTTCATCGTGCCACTTGGTACGTCTACATCGCGGAACTCGCCTGGGGCGATTGGGGTATCGTCGCCCTTTACACGCAACCCACGGGTCTTAAAGCCACCCGGCAGATTTGACAAAGATCCCGCATCGACAAGTTGACGAAGGATAGAAGTTCCTGATTTAGCAAAAGACCCAATAAGGTGAATAAGACCAAAGCAATAAAAACCGAAACCAGGGATATAACCATAGTGGACAAAGTGGTGGCGTTTTTGATACGTATCATCGTCAGGCTCCCAATTACGACGGATAGCTAGAATTTGGTTGCTACCCTTCTCGATTGTGACAACATAAGGAAGTGCCATGCCAGTTGGCTTACCATCCTTATTCGTATGCTCGTAACCATCTAAGTCTAGGTTAACGTGCATTTCAAGCACTTTATAACGGTCATCCGAAGTTGCCCTAAATCCGAGCTTTTCGGCAATTTTCTTTTCTACTTCATCTAGGACGTTATTTGGTTCGCCTAGATCAACATCTCTGTAAAATCCTGCCAATTGCAAACGGCGTAATTCATTTTCAGTTTTCCGCATTACGTGGGTTACACGTTCAGCGGATTCAATGCTTGATGCCCCGTATGGTACTACGATATCCTCGGCTGGCACAAACATAGCCACTTGACGCTCAATATGCGGATCATAGTAAACCTTCTTAAAGGCGTTACCAGCTAAACCCAATCCCCAAAGTAGGCGCTCGTGTTCAGGGCGGTATTCCACCATAACATCGGTTAGCTGGTAGTTCATGTCTTCTTTGACGCGCTCGGCGGCATCTTTTTTCTCAGGCGTTTCTTTGCCGATAATCTGAGTCTTTACTGGGCCTTGAGCTGGGAAAGTCTCCATCATGGTTTCAGATTGGAACTTCACGAGTGCTTCGGCTAGGAGAGGATGGTAGACACCACAAGCGCCTTCCCATGGTTCAGCGCGCTCTTCAATCTTTAGTCCTAGGAGTTCTAGTCCATCAACATAAGTCTGAATCCAGTCTTTACGGGACGATACGTCGCCATCAAAATCACCGGTTAGCTCGCTGGCTAAAGTTGCTAATTCGCCCTCGCTCATGTATTCAGCAAGGTTAGCTCCAAAGTCTTCGTCGGTTTCTTTGGATTTTTCTAATTCAATCTCTAGCCCGTCTACGCCGATGCGGACTGACTCAGGATCCTCAATCTCAATCTCTAGATCAGGCTCATCATTTTGTTCCATGCCGATCATATCTAGGATCCCTTTGGGGGCTGGATTTAAACTTTTATCTATGCTCATATATCGTCCTTAGTAATACGCTGCCTTACGCCGTAGTTGTGGGCCATCCTCAAAGTCGGAGTCAACCCGTATAAACCCGCCCTTTCTAAAGCGGAGCAAGGCTTGGGTAGAGGAGTCCACCAAGTCGTCATGCTCTGAGTTAGGAAAAGCCGCCATCTCTTCAATCACTTCTTCCGCCCATCGTCTATCGGGCGCCCAAATCTTGCCAGATGCAAATAAATCGGTTACAGCATTCAATCTCGCAATCTTATCATTGCCCCTAGTAGGTGTAAACTCTGATACAGGAATGCCCATCCGTCTTAGCTCAAAGATCAACGGACTTCCAGCCGCTTTTGCTTCTACGATAAAAGCATCAGGCTCCCATTCTTGGTAGTATTCAAACGCTTTTGCTTTTAATTCAGGAAACTCTAATCGAGCTTTATAAGCATCCAAGAGAATAATGTTGGCGTCACTGGGGTCTTCGTCGCGGTAAAAAACGCCCCAAGTCGTGCAAGCGGAGTAGTCGCTTCGCTCATTCTTAGTAAACGCCGTATCCCAAGATTGGATAACAAAGTCACATTGAGGCGGTCTGTCTTGCTCCCATTTTTGCCACCATTCTCGTTTAACTAGAGCGCCCTCTTCGGAGGTTGGTTCTTGCTGATACTGGGCATTCCACTTGGAAACTGGAAGTTCTTCCTTGAGCGCCTGTAGCTCTTCAAGTCTCCAGAATGCTGGCCATAGACTTCTTCCTGACGGCAAGATTGCTGGGAAACTAATGATCTCCCATTTGTCGCCGTCTCTATCAATGGCGGACTGTAGGATTCTTCCCGTTAAGTCTCTTTTTGACCACCGTGTCATAACGACAACAATCGCCCCGCCTGGCTGGAGACGCTGGCGTGGGCCTGAGGAATACCATTCGTAGACCTTATCGTAGACTTCGGGGTTTGAGGCGGCTATGGCAGCTTCTTGTTCCGAGTGAGGATCGTCAATAATGAGCAGATCCGCACCTTTACCAGTAACAGTACCGCCAACACCGATAGCAAAATAATCTCCACCCTGATTCGTAGCCCAACGACCAGCTGCTTTAGAGTCAGCCTGAAGACCGACATCAGGGAAGATAGACTGATAGACTTCGGAACCCACGAGGTTACGAACCTTTCTACCGAACCCCACAGCAAGTTCAGCTGTATTAGAAGTCTGTATGATTTTCTTATTAGGAAATCGTCCCAAGAACCACGCAGGAAGCATGTAACTAGCAAATTCAGACTTAGTATGACGAGGAGGCATATTAATAATAAGACGCTTGCATGTTCCATTTGCGATCTCCTCAAATTTCTTCGCCATAATCTTATGGTGGGCGCCATCAATAAAGCTGGGCCACATGACTTTTACAAACTCCAAAAAGTTCTTTTGCCCTTTCTCCCGTTTTAGGGAGTCTAGATATTCCTGCGCCGTCTCTAGAAAACTGGACTTTTCTACGTCAGGCAGAGACTTTAGGATATCTTCTAGTTTCATTCAATTCCGTGGGCTTTTTCTATCGCCCGTGCAAAGGCAACCATCATTTCATCCGCCGTCATTTTGGAGCCATCAGGTCGTTCAGTCGTCATTTGGAAAAAAACGTCACTAATCTGGACATCCGTCAGCGGTTTTTGGGTGTACATCTTAATTAAGGCTTCCGTCTTTTGATCTTCTAAAGTCTTCATATTACGTCTCTAATCCTCATATACGATGGTCGAACGCTCTTTTTCCCTGGAACCCGTTTACAGATCCCCATCTCGCAGAGCCGAATAATGACATGATGCACAGAACTCCGACTTTTGTCATTGGTCGCCCGCATGATATCGTCTATGGATGGGGCGAACCCGTATTTCTTCCACCACTCATCTATGAACCGATAGATAGACGCTTGCTTCTCAGTCACGTTCAATCTCTTCCATTTCCAAAGAAAGTCTTTTTACCGCGCGCCTCAGCATTACGTAGTTGTAGGTCTTGTATATACACAGAAGCACAAAGACCGCCCACCAGCCGTAGGAAGCATCTAACTCCCATAAGAGTAAGACAATTAAGAATTCAATCATATATATACCCCCACCCCTTTTGTATAGAAAACAGAAGGGGGGTGTGTTTCCGTAGAAAAATAT